ACAAGAGTCTCGTACCACTCACGGACCGTACCAGTGAAGGCAGGTGAAGTGAGCGAGCCAGCGCTTGTCTGATCGGCACCAGTCTTCTTGTTGACGAAACGACCAGGACGACGGTCCCAGTAGTAGTTGGTATCAGCCTGCATGAGAAGATCGTTGAGGATCTCACGGTCAATCTCAAGGGCAATCTGCTCGGAGAGGATCTGAGTAAGCTCAACCTCAGCGTCAAGGCTGTGGTAAGCGTTCAAGTCCTGAGCGAGCTCTGGTGACCAGCGGGCGCGGAGCTTACGAGTCTGAGCAACAACCGAAACACTCTCGATCTTGATATCGATCTCGGGAATCTCTGGAACAGGTGAACCAGGAGTACCGGAACCGAAATCAGACTCGAATGTTGGAACAACGAGAGTTGAACCGTCATCAGCGTTGAGAGTCGCTGTCTTCGGGTACGTTAACATGAATGAAGCGGTGTCATTCATGACAGAGCCTGAACAGACCAGCAATAGAGCAGCGCCAGCTTGTTGAGCTGATGCCATCGGTGCAGGTGAGATCTCGCCCTTGAATGAGCTTGAACTAACAAGCTGGTTCAGACGACGAATGTTGTAGACACCAGCACCACCCTGGACTGTCTCCGGAATTGGCTGCATGTCATTAAGAGCGGCAGTAAGACCAGTTGTACCAGAAAGAACAAGCGCTGCTTCCTTGACTGCTGTTACATCGAAGTCAGCACCAAGCGCGCCCAAGTCGACGGTCATGAAGAAGAACTCGCCGCTCTCTTCATCAATCAACTGGCTGATCTGGGGATCAAACTGCAGGAAGCGACCGTCAGAACCGGAAGAGGCAAGACCACCGCCTGTAATAACAGCACGGGTTTGAGAAGCACTACCACCAAGACAGAAAACGCTTGTAGTGACCCCGTCAGCGAGGGTAGTAACGTTCGAGCCGGTGTGAACGCGGCTGTAGCCGCTACCAGCAAGGTCGTACTGACCACCTACGCCGAGTGATCCAGAACGGATACCCTTACCAGCCGGGTTGTTGTAAATCGACTGGTTGTTACTGTAGGTGTTCTTTGTCGAACTACCAATGCCGTCACCCTCACCACCGACGTTTGTGCCGTAAGTGTAGTCAAGGTAGAAGAGCAGACCAGAAGGAAGGCTCATTGGCTGGATTGAAACCAACTCGTTAGCAACCAAACCACCGAATACACGACGGACGATTGGGAAAGCGATGTTGGTAAAGCCGCGGATGTCTCCGCTGCCAGCAGCAGGGTTGAGACCACCGCCGCCAAGTGTTGAGGACTCACGAAGGACCTGTCCTGCTTGGTTCTCGAGTAGCGTTGCCATGTTTTCACGATGGACGCCGTCTAGACCACGCAGAAGACCCGTCCGAGACCACTTCTCAGTAAGACGAGCATTTGCCTCGCCCTGATGACGCTGGCGAATTCCTTCGGTAAGCGTCTCTAAAGTGAATTTCTTAGACATTTCATTATCTCCTTTGAATGTTAGCGTCTATTACTTGCTTTTAATACCAGCGAGTCTAGCCCATCGATCAGTCTGTGCCGACTCATTCAACGTAGCACCACCGCTACGAGTTGGCTTGCTAGAAGATCCAAGAACTCTTCTCGTGCCCTCACTAAGGGACTTCTTGTTAAGTGACTTGGTCAGTCCTTCATAGACCAACTTAGCCTCTCTCACCGTCTTGGCATTATCAAGAGCCTCGACTATGGCACGCTGCTGCTTAGAACTCACATTACGATTCTGGATCAGCTTATTCACATAAAGCAGTTTTGCGTTAAAAAGATTCATTTCATCGAGTTGCTTCTTCAACTCACGGTTTTCGCGGACTACAGCGTTATTTGCACCGGTGCGGCGACGTGCCGTTCTACGGCGGCGCTCTGCAACTGGACCAGCTGTTGCCTCTGGAGCGGACTCTACATCAGCGACGGAACCAAGCTCATCTGCAAGAGCATTAATAAGGTCTTCCTCATCAACCTCCATTACCTCGAGCTCTACCTCACCGCCTCCGAATTGATCTGCTTCCTCTTCGGCTTGCTCTCTAATTGAGCGAAGTCGACGGATTTCGTTACGAAGCATCGCGGGGTCGATTTCGAAGACTTCATCAAGTTCGTCCTTGTGATCAGCTTCTCCAAGGTCAAGCTCAACTTCTTCTTCGCCTCCTTCTTCTGCTTCTTCTTCGCCTTCTTCTTCACCTTCGGCTTCTTCTTCGGCTTCTTCTCCACCCTCCATCGCGATATCAATATCAAGGGCGTCGATATCGGCTTCCTCAGCGTCTTCAACACCAAGTGCCTCTAGATCCTCATCACTGAGAACTAGTTCCATTTCGTCTAATTCGCCGTAACCAGCTTCAAATAGTTGGTTGAAGATGGCGCGGCTGCGGGATTTAGTCATGTTATTCATCTCCTTTAATGTTTCGAACAGCTGAAGTCGGACGCCTTGCCCCTCACTCTCAGAAATAACTATTGCCTCTGAGCGTAAAGTTACGGCTTCCCCCAACAATTTTTCGTATGACTTTTTGATTACAGCGCGTTGCTGGTTAGTAAGAGCACTTGCATCTATACTCTCCAACAATGCATCCATTCTCCTAACCTTCCCTTGAAGCTTAGCAATTCTGTTAGCCAGCTTATTACTATTGGAAGACGCAGAGTTAGAATTATTGATTGCTTCTTTAATGTCTTTGAGATTCTTTTTGACGGTCTCGGTCACGGCGACATTAACATCACCCTGAGCGTTAATAACCACGCTAGCCTCAACCTCTGCCTCAATTTCCGCGTCGTCATCCTCGTCAGGTACAACGAGCATTTCAGGGGTGGGCATAGGCATTAGACCGTCATCGTCATCATCTGAATCTATAATATCTATATCATCTTGTTCAGACAGTAGTTGCGATTCTACCATTGCTTGGATCCGAGGAGTCAGAGCCTCTATGATTTTATTCTTTGCATTTTGCTCAGCTAACTCTTTTAGCTGTTGAGCTTCTGCAATCGCTTCTTTATACAACGTTGTTGACATTCCAAAACCTCACAGACAGTGTGTACACATATCCTTAAATATCAATATAAATTGAAGTTAACCTAAAACATTGATAACTATGCTTCTCTCGCGTTGTTTTTAAGTATTGATCTAACAATGCTTCTTACCCTCTCAACATTGTCTTCATCTGTACTTTCAGCATAGCCATCTTCACTTTTATGAATTATCTCATCAGCAGGAATTGGAGAGTGGCTCCAACCTCTGTACGTTCCAGTACGATTATATTGACCCGGGGCGACTAATTTAGGGGAATTTACACCTCCGCCGACCTGCAGTCTTTTTTTATACATTCCAGGAAACGGTACCATTCCTTTTGCGACAGCTTCCCCGATGGCAACTCGTGAATTTCCGCCAATTAGATAAAAAGAGTCAGCAGCGCGACCTATTAAGCTATCATGGGAATTGTAAGGAGTAGAGATTTTGTTATCTATTTTTTTCGATGTCTCGTAATCTAAGACCGGCTCTTCAAGGTCGTCGAGAGACTCTGGCTCTTCTTCATAAGGGAATGATGAACCCTTTTGTCGTGGCGCATGAAATTTTTGTTTTGTCGTCGCATAGCCTAAGTCTGTTCGACCATCATGAGAAAGCCCGGGCCGATAACCCAGGCTTCCCGGTGAGTCTGCTGTAGGCTTCTTTGACATTAAGAGGTACTGCCCCAAGCCTTGCCCATAATGAAGTCACCCAACTTACCTCTTGATTGAGACTCTGATGATGTCTTTGGCTGTAACTGTGAACCAACACCAGAGCCGGGAACGTTGGACGGTGATTCACCAAAACCATCAGGAGCCTCTGCCTGGTCGGCAGCATTAACACTACCAGGACCGGGAGATGTTGGGTTGGGAACATAGGGAGACGCGGGAAGTCCGCCACCGCCAGTCTTGACCTCTGCCATATCAGGAGCGCCAGAGTAATCTCTGCTAAAAGTACCGAAGGTGTGGCCGCCGTCATTGACAGTCCCGTCAATTACTTCATCTTGGAACTGCTGTCGAATGCTTTCAGCTGTCATCTCTCCTTGATGAATTGGAGAAGCCGGAAATGCAGACTTGAGACTCGCTGAGTCGGAGGAGCCTTTATCTCTTACAGTCGTTAGCGGGGCTACAGTTTGTTGCTTATGGGTTGGCATTTGGATTCTCCTCAGTTTTTTGGGTTAAAGTAGAACTATTAGTTCTTACGCTCATTGATTTTTTTCATGAGCCTCTTCTTAGCTGCTTGAACCTTGGCGTATTTCTTCTTGAGAACGCTTTCTTGAATCTTAAGTGCAGCCATAAAATCGATGTCTTGTTCTAAAGCGTCAGCTAGCTCATCAGCCTCTACTTCATCAGCTTTTACCTTCTCAGAGTCTTCTTTGCCCTGCTCAAGGGTTTCCATCAGTTTTGCTTTCTCTTCCATAACCAGCTTCTTTAGTAGAGCCGGGGTCAACTTTAAGTTTTTAGCCATCTTGGTATTCCTCCTGATCGAATGACTGTCGTCTATCTTGTAAGTATTCAGCAGACTTGTTTTTTTCTTGCTGCCGAGATTTAATCGTTAAACGCGAGGGCTGCCCAATTCCTCGATGCTTCACCAAAAACTTCTTGTGGGTCAGCTTGAGCCATAGCTGCTGTTGCAGCATCACCACCAGACTGTGGGCCTAACCTTTCTGCTCTGGATTGCTCAAGCAGAGTCGTCTTTGCAGTGTCTTGAAATATCGCGGCCATCACTGGATCTGACGTTATCTGTGATACATCAAATTGAGGTTGCTCTCGAGCGGGTTGGCTCTTTCCTATCGAGATGTTGTCTAGAGCGGGACGCCGAGAAGTGACAGGGCGAGTTTTCTTTTTAGGAAGTCTTACTTCTTGTAGCTGCTGACCACTTTCAGCATCTGTTGCTTCTAACAAAATCTCGAACAAGCATTCTTTAACTAGAGATTTTAAATCATTTCTTGTCATCTTTGCCATTCTAAATCTCCTATGCCACAGTCCCTAATGTTCGTAATGGTAAAGGCATCTGTTGCGGTTCGATTCCTGTAAGTTCTACGACTGCTCCGACTGTTGCACCGGCGGTGATATAAAACTTGCTACATCTAACTTCAAACCTGACGGCACCGGCAGGTAAAGCAACCTCAGTATTGACGGCGACACCGCTTGCATCAACATCGAAAAAGTGAACACTCGCTCCGGCTGCATCAGATATAAAAGTAATCGCTCGTGATACTCTCTGTAGAGTAACTGTGCGGGCGGAGGAGGCGTCTTCTACAACGAACGGGACACCAGCTAATTGATACTCACCGACACTATTTAATCCCGGTTTTGGCCAACTTGAACTCATTTGTCATCCCTCCATGCTATCACATCATTAAAAGCACGGTGTACTCTATCAGATTTGTTGAATACTTTATTGAGATCGTTACGTCGAACTTCAATACCTTCTTTCATCATAAATGCCCCCGGAGTTGAAGGCTCTGAAACAAAGTCCCAACAGATCAGTTGAAAATCATCTTGGACAACGTCTACATCTCCATTACGGCGAGTTGAGCCGACGCCGCGGCTGGAAATACCAAGCGTCACCCCAGACTCCACCAAACTTTGTAGGATCTTCCCAGAAGGAGTGTTTAGAAGTTCTACAACACCATAACAAACGTCACCGTCCATGTATGCTTCTCTTACAATGTGAGATGCGTTCTTAAGTTCGACGACTGAGCTATCAGGGTGGTCACATTCACCGAGGGCCCTGTTTTCAGCAATGAACTTCTGATAGTTCCTTACTTCTCTCTCAAGAATAACCTTGGGATAAATTCGGCCGTTTTGATTGAGGGTGTCAGACTTCTGGAGAACACCCTTCATCACAATCTTGCCGTCGTTGTTTTGCTTGGACTCCTCGATCATCTCTTTAGAGTATTGCCAAGGGCTCCATTCTGTCAAAAGCTTAAGGTTGTCACTCATCACTCACCTCCTGATAGTAACTCTTCAGTTATATTCATAAGCGTCAAATATCTTGAGAGAGTCTCATCATCCGCAGTGGATTCAGAAAGGCTTAAGATGGCGTCTCTTACATCAGGAACCTGCTTTAAAATTATCTTGTTTTGGCACGTGCTCTCGAAAGCATCGATAGCCTCAAGTGCTTCAGACTTAATCGAGCTTAATTTAGTCAAGAAAGATGTCTTGTCATCATCAAAAAAGACATATTCTCTCAAGAGAGACATCTGCTTATCGTTTAGATGAGACCCAAACTTTTCCTCAAGCTTCTTACGCATAATATCAACGACCAAGCTGTTCGCGTCAGGGGATTTCATCTCTTCAATATCGGCCAGCTTTTTCTCTTTTAGAAGATGTGAATGTAGTTCTGACTCGAACTTTGCGACAACAGACACATCTGGAGCTGACGATCTCCATTCCGCTAAAAGAGTCTGGACTGTCGCATATGTCTTGTAATCAGGAACTCTTCTGGAATAAAAGTTTGACTCACTCAAGTTATAGTTTATATCTTTGATGAGTGCTGATTTTTGCTGTGTCAACAATCTGGTGTTGATATTCTTTGAAGCTGTTTTTGCCTCTCCGATTATAGACGTCGCAAGAGAATCGGAAGGAACAGACGTTACCATGATCGCTCTAAAAAGTCTAAACTCTTTGAATAATTCTGTACCAGGAGCGAAATGTCGCTTTATTAGAGAAAGAACCCTGTTCGCCCTCTTGACATCTCCTTCTACCATGGACTCAGAAACAGCTTGAGAAAGCTGTGCAAACAGCAACCCAACATTTCTTTTTTTATTATGCTTAACTTTCATCTATTTCTCCGGCATCGTATTCTTCAAGAGGATTTCTTTCCCCTTCATTGTTGTTTGCTTCCGATAAAAGCACTCCGCCTTGTGGACTCAAAATATTAACTAAAGAACTATAAACACTCTTCATTTCCGGAGTCATCGGAGAACGAAGTTTTGGCTTATGTGAATAACTATCATCATCGTAGGGTTCCGTTCCCTCAAAAGCAGGCCGAAGATAATCATCACCGAAAGGACGACGCATCGAATCTTGTGATCTCTTGTTTGTCACCATCCCTTTGAAGTCTGGCATGTGTGTAGTACCTGGACCCCGAGTGCTCTTAGAATTAGGTTGCTTTCTATACGCTGCTTGCGCTTTGATTGGAGACGATTCATCGTCAATTGACAAAGACGCGATATCAATGTAGTCATCATCTTCTTCTTCGTCGTCTACAATCTTTGAACCCGTCGAGGGCTCAGCAGTTAGAAGTTGACCGTTCGACGGAACGTCGGCAGAGAATAGGCCGCCACCCTCATCGCCTCCACCTTCTGCACCTCCACCTTCACCTTCAGCGCCGGCGCCTTCAACTCCAGCGTCATCAACCTTGTCTTGTATCCGACCTTCTTGAACTTCTTGTATCTGCTTATCAGTTAACCCAAGAACATTCTTCTGTACCCACCGGCGGTCGAGCATACCTTCAGGAACCTTACCAGCTATATCAAACCTTTGAGAGATTAGCTCAAGCTTTTGTAATTGTGCAACTGAGGACGGGTTAGAAAGCTTCAGCTCAAAATCAAGAAGGTCTTCGCCGTCAAAGCCGTGCACATAAAGATGGATCATAGCAAGTTTGTTCAGCTCGGAAATAACAGTTTTTTGAATTCTCTGGATAGTACGACTGAACCTTATGTCTTCTTGAGCTAAGGTTGCTTTAGCACCGATATCTTCATCATACCCAAGATACGCTTTAGGAATCTTAAGGGCGGCAAACAGTTTCTTTTGAATGTATTCAACATCTTCGATCGCAGCTGTGTTTTGGCCACCAGCTAAAGAGTCAATTCGTGTGCCACTATCGCCGCCACGAACAGGAATGAAATAATCTTCATCAACACTAAGTGGGTTGTATCTTAGATCGACCTTACCAGAGGATTTGTCTATCACTGGTGCTTTTTTAAGAACTGACGTTGCTTGCTCCATGTAGTTAGGAACATCTTCAGGAGCAACGTTACCTACGTCTACGTAGAAAACCCTTCTCTCAGGAGCTCTGATCACCCTGTAGACCAACATCGCATCTTCGATAAGTATCAACTGGCGCCAAATTCGGCGGGCTGACTCGAGGACGCTAGACCCATATGGGAGGAAGGCGTCATTTCCGAGCAGACGAAAGTGAGATATTTGCCAGTTCTCTAAAGATTGATTTCCTTGAGTAAGCCAACGAAATCTTACTGCTGATGGGTTCTCGGGGTCAAACCCTTCTTCTCTTTCCATTTCAGATATCGGAATCGGGTAGGCATTGACAACACCATAATTCGGATCGATATCATTAAAAAGGAAAAAATCTCCGTACTTACAAAGATTTCTTACCCACATAACGAGATTAAATTCTACGTTGAGAGTGTCATAGAAGAGAGACTCAAGTATCTCTTTCTTTAGATCATCCTCACAGTAAATGTGTAAAACTCGGCCATGCTCGTCAGGAGACACTGTCTCTTCAGAGTAGATATCTAGAGCAGAAGCAATCTCAGGAGTCGCCTCCATCTCGCTAAAGTCACTGTACCTTGACATTCTATCGAAGGAACCATAGGCACTCAGTGTGTTAGAATAAACGTCATTATGAGCGCGACGGAAAGTCTCAACAGCAGATGACTTCATATTCGAAGTAACGGATGATCTTACCCTCCGCTTTACAGTGGGACCGCTTCGAAAGAGGCTTGTCAGTCTCTGAAATATATTTCCCTTTTCAGCCATATCAATCCTTACTTACAACTTAACTATTATAGTCACGATAGCAGCCACTTAAAATCTACAGACCCAGAAACAGCAGGATGACTTTCATCCATTTCTACTGGCATCCCTTTTCTCGCAAGATAAGCCATCTCGTACGAATAGGGGCTTCTAGGCTTCGAGTCACGTGACTGTTGTTTATTGACTCCAAATGCGGCTAACATAGCAGAATTTATATCAACTGACTTGGACGATTTCTTTGACGAGTACTCATACAACCACAGACCAATTGCTAACGACATGACTAGATCATCATTTTTACCGCGCTGGGCTTGAGCTTTCGATCCGCTCCACACAAAGGTCTTAAACTCTGACACGAGTCGAGATGAATATATGTCAACGCGGTTATTTCTTATCATCTCCTCAAGCTTTGTCAGTATCTGAGCACGACTAGCTCCCTGGGTAGAGAAACCAGCTTTGCCAATAGCTCCATCACCATATATGGCATTAAACTTGTCTTTTTCTTTCGCAAAATAGATGTTTTTGTAATTCATTTCGCGGAGTTTCATCAACACAGCATAACCGTATGTGTTGCTTTCTGGACAAACTACAGCATCCCCATATCGACGTCCTGCTTCTGATAACAGTACAGCAAGTTGGTCTGGCGGAACTTTGCCTCTAAACTCCGCCACTACCTCTGATTCTGTGGTATCTATCACATGGAAAGTAGAGTAATCACTCCCATCACCTCTAGCAACATCAGAAGATATTACGTAGTTATGACCTTGTATAAAGTACTTCCATACCCAGACAGCATTCTCTGGTCCCCATTTCTCTATCGGAGACCGAATATTCATTTGCAGCCGCTCTATGTCTTCTGTTGACAGAAATGTGTCACCAGACGCTTGGAAATCGCAAAGCAACTCTTGTGCAATCTGTTGCTTGTTAAGATTTCGAGCCTCTTTTTGAAACCATGCATCATCTCTCTCGGGGTGGACATCCCAAGGAAGCTTTATAGCGTTAAACTCGTTAGATTTCTGCTCGGCGCCATGGTAGATGTCGTAGTATTGGCCGCCAGTCCCATTCGGGGTTGAAACTAATATAGCTCGACCACCAGTTGAAAGAGTGGGATACAGACCCTTCCAGAGCTCATCAAAGTTTCTAATAAAAGCAGCCTCATCCACAATTAGCAGTGACAAGGCTTCAGAACGACCAGCATCATCGGACGTTGGTACGGCTTTTATTTGAGAACCATTACTAAACTCTATCGCTTGTGTATTCTTTGCAGTAATTTCAGTTATCCACATCCATTGTGGTATTCCAGACAGTGCCACCTTGACTTTCTTAATAAAGTTTTGAGCAACCGCTAACTTCGTGGCGATTACCAGAATGCTTTTATCTTTTCTGAACATAGCCAGCCAGACAGCATAGGCTGCAGTTAGGGTTGAAAGACCCAACTGTCGTGACTTTACTACTACGTTAAATCTATGATCGTTAAACTGCTGTAAGCAATCATCCTGGAATGGAAAGGTGTGAAATGAAATTCTTCCCTTCATAGGATGCTGAATCTGCACGTAACGATTTATAAAGTAAGCTGGATCTTTTCCACACTTTACAATCTCGCTTATTTGCTTTTGCTTACTTAGCGGCGGCATATCTTCTAACTAACTTGAAGCTTTATGTTTGCACGAAAATACGCGATCTTTCGTGGAGAATTTGAAGTCGCAGACACAAGCTCTACATCATCATCTCTTTCGATCTCTTTAGTCACCAGTGCTCGATCGGTGGCTTCTTTAAATTCTTGCTTAATTCTCTTAAGCTGCTCTGTAAAAACGTCATTTGCATATTCACGTTGAGCCTGCAGCTGCTGACTAAGCGCTTTCTCGCTTGCAAACTGAACAATGGACATCATCTGAAGCTCTAGAACTTCTCCATCTAGTCTGCTGGTGACCTTCCTGTCTTTTGATGAATATCCCCATGAAGTCTCTGTTGCTTGAGCCAGAGCTCTAATTTCTTTTAGGTTTAACACGTTCCTTCTCCAAGTTTTGTAAGAGCGGCTACTCTATTTCGGTAAGATTCAATCTCACTGCCTGTAGGTAAATATCCTTCGTCGCGGTTTAGTTTTCGTAACGGTTCTAAAAATCCTATCCAGCAATCAACGCAACACTTAGAGCTATGATATCTTGTTACGTCATTCGTATCCCTGATCATTAAATTACAAATTGGGCAATCTATAGGAACGTATGAAACATCATGTGCATCTGACATATGAGTCCTTTCCGTTCTTTTGGATGTCCAAGACGTTATCAACCACGTCTTTCATAGCATCAACGTGAGATATGATAAGTATGTTTGCAAAATACTTCTTAAGAGATTCAAGCAGTCTGGAGCATGCCTCAATGTTCTTATCATCTAAAGCTCCAAACCCTTCATCTATTATGAGTACGTCGCTCCTTGGCGCATTACATACGTTGATTAGTGCGACTCGAAGGGCTAGCGAAGAAATCATTTTTTCCATTCCGGAACCACACTCAATTATTCTCCTTGAATCTCCGTAATCTATAAAGATCTCCATATTGTTAGACTCTAAATCGGCTTCAAGGGAAAGGTCAAAGTTTACAACTCCTTGTAGGATCTTTGTTAGCTCATTGTTGATTTGTGGTAGCTGTAAAGACAAGATTGTGAGTGGGATACCCTTCTTGTCAACAGCTTGCATAAACACGTTATATGTCTCCCACCTTGACTTAACAGCGCCGAACCTCCGATTCTCTTCGATCAAAGTAATCTTCTTCTGCTTTGCCACACTTATCTGTTCAGTGAGGTATAATCTCTCTGCATCAAGATTGCTTATTCTATCCTCAACTTTCTTTAGCTGATCTCTCATTGCGATTACAGCCGTATCTTTTTCTTCGTCGATGGAGCGAAGGCGCATCTCTCGAAGTTGAGTCTTTCCTTCCTTTATGAAGTTGATAGCATCCTGATGATCACTTTCAATCTCTTTCATTTCTAAACGAAAGTCTGAATGGCTAATTCTCAAAGAGCTCTCTTTCTTCAAGAGGTCCTCGTATTTAAGCAGTCTTTCAGACAAGCCCTTTTCCATCAGCGCTTGTATATTCGACTTGAGGGCTCTTAACTCTTTTCTCACACCAGTTATAACAAGTTTTTGATCATCTAACTCAGAAGCGCTCTTGTGGGCATCTTTGATGTACGGACATTTTGGGAATTGGTCACCACAAGGCACTCTCTCAAGTTTTTTAGCGGACTTTTTCTTGCTGTCAAGGCGTTGTAGTTCTAACTCTAACTTTGACTCTATTAGTTCTTGCTGCGACTGTAGAGCTTTTTGAGTATCAAATTCTTTCCTCAGTTCTTCAATGGGGAACTGCTCTTTTATAAGGCCAATCTTTTCTATCTTTTTTGAAGCTGTGTCAATGCTGTTAGACAGCTCAATTATCTTTTTTGAAAGAGTTTCGCGCTTGGTGTTCATATCAGAAAGCTTTTGTACCTGCTCCTGTATTTGCTCTTTCGTATAAAGCTCTGAATCTGGTAGAGCAGCTAACTTTATCTTTAGGTCATCCCTATCTTTCTTAAGAGATACT